GCCGGAAGCTGTTCGCAGTCGTGACGGTCACTGTGCCGTCGTTCCAGATCTCGCCGGTGTCGGAGTTCCTGGAGTAGCTGAGTCCATAGATGACGCCGTCCTGATAGTCTACGAGTCTCAGATAGTTTTTAGCCATCTCACAGCTCCTCCAGTTTGAAAGAGATGTTCTCCCAGACGTAGGAATCCGGCCTGCCGGTCGGGGCCACGTTGTTAAAAAACGAGGCCGCCTGCGCGCTGGGGTGCATCTCTTTGGTCACGGTTCCGAGCAGAGGGTCGTCGTAGGTAACATGCACGATCTTCGGCGTGATCGCCGTGAGCAGAGTCTGCAGCTCGTCCGCACGCATGGCCCGGCACTCGATGTCCAGATCCACCTTGACGGCGAGGATGTCCATCTGCGTGTAGCCTGCGAGCGTGACGCCGCCATTGGACCCGGTCACGTACCTAAACGACCAGGAGAGGCCGCGGAAGGCAATGAACCCGGAGATCTCGGTGCCGTCAATGGTGACGGGTGAATTGATGATCATGCGGCGCCTCCTCTCAGGCGATCACGAGCTGGAAGCCGTGGTCGTTGGTCACTTCGTTGAGATCCTTGTAGATCGCGCGGGCGAACTCGCGGCCGTTTAGATAGAAAATCGCGGTGCGGTTCTCCTGCCGCCCGGTCGCGGAAGTGTCCAGACTGGACACCGGTGCCGGAGCCGTGCGCGGCATCGTGCTGCCGGGCGCCGTGCTCTGGTCAAAGGCCGAGACGGCAGCGTTGGCCATCTCGTCGACGCCGACGGTGATCGGCTGCAGGTTGTCCTCGATGCCGACGGCTATGCCGGCGGGCAGCCAGTGGCCGACCTCGTCAGCGAACAGCTTCGACGGCGAGCCGATGCCGAGGGCCTTCTTCGCGGCAGAGAGCGCGTTCCGGGCGAGGTCTGCGAGTGCATCAAAAAGCGCCGCACCCGCGTCCCAGATGCCCTGGCAGACGCCCTCGATGATCTGAGAGCCGACGCTCAGCCAGTCGACCGAGAAAAACGCCTCGACCGCCGAGGCCAGCAGGCCGGGGATCATTGCCGCGATGGTGGGGAACTGCTGCGCAAGGCCGACGCCCAGCTCCGCGATGAGCTGGATGCCGCTCGCGAGGAATTCCGGCGCGCCCTGGACGATCGCGGTCACAAGCTGGGTCACCAGCCCGGGCAACTGTGGGGCCAGATTCGAGAGCATCCCGAGGATGTTTTCGCCGAAGGCCGAGAAGCTGGTGATCAGGTTCCCGAGAGCTGTGTCCAGGCCTTCGCCGGTCATAAGCGCCGCGAGGACGTTTTCCCACGAGGCCTTGACGGCGTTGAAAGATCCGGACAGTGTTGTGCCCGCCTCCTGAGCCGCCACACCTGTGAGGCCCAGCTCGCCCTGGATCACATGGATGGCCTCATATACGTCGCCGAGGTTGTCGATGTTGTACTCGACTCCGGTCAGCGCCTGCGCGTCGGCGAGGAGGCGTTCCATCTCCTGCTTAGTACCGCCATACCCGAGTTTGAGGTTGTCGAGCATGGTGTAGTTTTGCTTTGCAAATCCCTGGTAGGCCGTCTGCAGGGAGCCTATATCGGTGCCCATTTTGGCGGAGTTGTCCGCCATGTCCATGATGGCGGTGTTGGCCGCTTCGACGGCTGCCGTTGTGTCGCCGCCGAAGGCCTGTTTCAGAGCGGCGCCGAAGGAGACCGCCTGCTCGGCGTAGTCGTTCGCGGAGATGCCCGCGGAGGCCGCCTGCATGGCGAACTCTTTGGCCTGGTCGGCTGCGTCGCCATAGATCGTTTCGAGGCCGCCGAAGCTCTGCTCCAAATTGCCGCCCGCTTCAAATGCGTCCTTGAGGACTTTGCCGACCGCGGCGACGGTGAGCACGCCCTTGAGCGAGCTGAGAAGTCCGGCGCCGGCCTTGCCGCCTGCGCTTGAGCCTGCGCTTGCCGCAGGGCCGCCGAGGAGGCTGTCGATCTGTCCCTCAATGCCAGGGGCTTTGGGGACAATATTTACATATGCGTTGCCGATAGATTCGGCCATAAGTTACCCCTCCTCCGTCATGGCGGCGCGCCATTTCTGATAAGCCTCCACGCTGTCGAAGCCGGAGGTCTCCTGCTTTTTCTCGCCGCCGAGGATCGTCTGCAGGATGCTTTTCGGACGGTTCCTGCCTTTGGAGCCGTCCTTTGTGTTCTGCCAGGCGAGGACATGCAGCGCATCCACAGCCATGGCCAGGAGCATCGTGTCGGTGTCAACCGGCGCTCCCGTGATTTTCCGTGCAATACGAGAATTCGGCCCCAGCCCGGCGGCCAGCGCCGCCGCCGTGAAAACGGGCAGCTGGCGCCAGTCGAGAACATGGTAGACCTCGGCGAAGTCGCAGATCAGTGCGGTTTCGTCGAGGGCGGCCATGCGGGCGAGGCCGATCAGTTTTTTACGGCTTCCCCTCCGCCCGTGAGGATCTCGGTGAGCTCGCGCTCAAGCTCAGCAGGCGGGACGCGCCCGCCGTTGAGGCTGCCGAGATGGGCATACAGGGCCTCCGTCTGTTTCTCGCCGAGCAGGAGCACCGGGAGATCCACCAGCGCAGCCGTGCGCTGCAGCGGGGAGGCCTCCGGGTCAACGATGGCGCGGATGTGCCGGAGCACGCGCATGTCGTTCGCGTTCTGCTCGTCAAAATCAGCGGAGAAGCCGGTCGATGTGGTGATTTTTCTCACGGTCTCGCCCTCCGGGTCACGCCGAGGTCTTGATGTACTCGAAATGCGTCACGCCGTTGGCGTTCGGCAGGGCCGTGATGGTCAGCTCGTAGCCGACGGCCTCGTCGTCCTTGTAGACGATCTCACCGATCTCGGAGATGCTGCCGGTCGGGATGACGACGCGCTTGAGCACGCCGCCCTTCAAGCTCATCTCAATCACGAAGGACTTGTCGGCCAGCTGCGCAGAGCTGGCGTTCACCGTGATGGTGCCGGTGCCCGTGGTGACGTTCGCGTCGCCGTAGACCGTCTTGAGGACGTCCGTGTTGAGCGCCTCGATCAGGGTCAGCGTCCACGTGTCCTCCTTGGCAGTCTGCAGGATGAGAACCGTATCGCCGCCCCACGCCTTGACGTTCTCGCTCTCGGGCGAGTTGTTGTTGGTGACGCCGTCCTCGGAGACGTAGCCGAGCTCTTTGAACGCGGTGCCGAGGGCAGTGGTGGCGTCGGTCGGCAGTGTGGTGCCAGTCGGAGCGACGAACACAGCGCCCGCGACCTTCGGCTTGCCGGTGGTTACATTTGCGACAGTGGGCATGTTATGCCTCCTTTACAGGTAATGTACAATGGAGAAAACCGCCTGATAGCGCGGTTTTTTCCGGCTGAGATCCGGGAAGTTGTAGCTGGCGTCCAGCGAGCAGTGGGAAATCTCCGGCTCCTCGACGAGCGCCTCCATGGCGGCCTCGACCGCAGCGCAGAGATCCGCGGCGTCGGCCCGGGACTCTGCCCAGGACTGGACGGCGACGGTGGCGGAGGAGATCTTGTTCTCGCTCCTGCCTCCGGTTTTCTCGACCGTCACAAAGTTGTGGAGGACGGGGCTCGGCACGTCGCCGCTTACAGGCACAGAGAGCTCGCCGCTCAGATAGTCGACGATAAATTCTTCGATTGTCATAGCTTCACGCTCCCTGCTGCCTTGAGCAGCGAATTGTGCCGGCTGTTATCCAGCCTGGCCTTGAAGGTATCGGTGCGGACGGAGGCGATGGCAACGAAGTTAATCGGATGGGCCGACTCCACTTCGTAGCCGTCGCCGGCCGCCGCGCTGATCTGCGCCGCCGCCTGGTTGAGGACGCCCTGCATCCCGGCGGACTTCATGACCTCGTTGAGGCCTCGCAAGTTAAGTTTGAAGACCTTACTCACAGCGCTCCACCCTCACTTTGTGGTGCCAGGGCGTCGGGACGTTCGCCTCGATGCCCTGGATCACGTCGCCGAAGGTACGGAAGCGCTCGCCGAAGATCTCGACCTCGGTGTCCGTCCAGACATGCTGGTCGCCCTTCGGGAGCCCGAGCATGTAGCGGATCTGTTTTCCGTACAGGGAGATCGAGCTGGTGATGTCGTCCGTTGTCGGCTCTCCGACGAGGACGTTTTCGACCTGCACGGGGGAGACGGAGTAGACGGGATTGTTGAGCCCGTCCACTCCGGTCTGCGTCTTTTCGTACAGGGTTACGGTCACGCCTCTCATGTCAACGCCTCCGGGACCAGTCCCTGCACGGGGCTGTAGCTGCCGATCTGGTTGCCGAGGCCGAGGATCTGTCTGTCGGTCTTGCCGAGATACAGCTCGCCGGTGGCGCCGCCGCTGCCGATCGTCCAGCTCTGGGAGTAGCCGAGGGCGCTCATGCTGCCCTGGGTCGCGCCCATGGGCACGCCGCCGGCGTCTCCGCCGTCTCCCAGGGCACGGATCACCATGCGGCAGGAGACGACCTTCTT